GCGCCAGCAGCACCTGCACCAGCTATGGAGATGTACTTGCCAATGTCTCCCGCAGTGAATGTATATGAGGCAGACGAAATGTCCCCGCTGCCGCTCGTTGTTGTCACATCGGAGAGCGTTGCACCGTCGCACTTTGCCCCATAGTTCGCAACGTAGTATTCGGGTGCCCCTAGTAGCGATTGAATGGCCGCTTGCGCCGTCGCGCCTGGCGATATGCCACCAAATGCACCAGAGTTGTTATACTGAAGCTGACCGCTCGTGCCGCCCGGGCTGGCGCTGATCGTTGACCATGCGCCATCCCCGCGAAGATATTTAGTAACATCCGGCGAGCCGGTGCCAAGATTTGTGGCCGGAACAACATCATACCCACCGAAGTCTCCGGCATTATTATATTGAATTTGGCCGTTGGTTCCCCCCGGCGTGCCGCCAGCACCGCCAGAGCCTTGGAATGCAGGGGCAACACGAAGCATGGTCTATCTCCGAAAATGAGAATGAAAATGGATTAAGCCTGATCCTGCATTTCTCCGGTCGAAATGCTCCAATCGACCGTCCCGCCCGTTCCCATGACGCTGAAATATTGGCGCGGGCCGCGTTCGATGTATTCCACGCCGGGCGCGAAAAGTTTGCTGGTGACGCTGGCTTGCGTGGCGTCATTGGTAGCCGCGAACTGAATTCGCAGGCCGCCGCCGCTGACGGCAACGCGGATTTTCGAGCGGTTTGAAGCTGTCGCGGCGTCAATCGGCAATTGCGCCTGCGCGGTCGGTGTGGTGTTTGTCCGCTGGCCGCCCGTGGTGCCTTGGGAAAGGAACATTTGAATCCTCCTGAGCCTGTGAAATCAGCGGCTTGCTGATTAACTGGTTATACAGGAAGAATTATTATCAGAATTATTGTTTTTAATAACCTGTAGAATTTTTATCTGCTGCCACTTGGAAGGATCGAGCGACCTGCAATCATCGGCGGCAAGAACCCGGTCGGCGTCCCGGCGATGCGAATGACAATTCTGCAGCGGCAATTGCTGCTGACGATGCCATTTGCTATGACAAGCCCTGTATCACTTTGGAAGTCATAGACATGCCCAGCAAAATCATACTGCCGAACGGAAACAACATCGTCGAAAAATACTTGGCCGGGGCTTCGATCAAAAAGCTTGCCGAGGAAAGCGGCGTATCCCGTCAGGTCGTGACCAATTTTCTTCGCAACGCCGGAACCACGCTTCGGACGCGAAGCGAACAGGAACTCATCAAATGGCAGGCTATCAAGCGCGATCCCGATAAAGTCCGTCTGCAAACTGCCGCAGCGCAACAGGCTCGGCGCGGACAAATCGATATGGTTGAAAGCCAAGCGCAGCGCGCTAAAACCAGATTCATCCGTCAAACCCATGTCGGATACGGAGAAATGGCTCTGTTGGCCGCGCTGCGCGATAATGGCTTCGAGTTTTCCAGCCAATTCCCGATTAAGGGTTACAATGTCGATCTTGCGCTCCCGGCTGATCGATTCATTGTGGAGATTGAAAACAAGACCCTGTGCCTCAAACCCGGCTCCAATCTTGGAGATAAGGTCGAAAACCTCATGGGCCTTGGCTGGTGCGTCGTTTTCTTCACCTGCAACGGTAAAGCCGCTTTTGACAGCACGGCTATCGCACAACAGATCATCGCCAAGCTGCAACAAAGACGCCTGCTGCATCCCAATGCGGGTTGCTATGGGATGATTAGGTGTGACGTTAAGAACGCGGCCAAGCCGAGTCCTAATCTCGAACATTGGCCCTTCATAAAATGAGCGGATCGCGGCGTCGATATTGCCTTCTATAATCGTTTCCGGATGAAAGCAGTTAATCGTATTCGCCGGAACAGCGTCCGGATCGCCGGGATACATGATCGGGCCAAGCGGAGATTTGAACGGCTGATCGATGCGAACGCCCTTGTCGTTTATCTCCGGAATTTCCCGATGCGCCTCGCGCGTATGGCTGTCGTTCGTCGCGACCCAGAAACGGCGGATTTGATCCGGGTCGATGCCGGATGCTTCTGCGACTTGCTTCCAAGACTCATGCGCGCCCGCATTCGCAGCGCGGAATGATTCCGTCTGCCCGATGATCGTCGCGCGGCTTTGCAGGCTGCGCTGCCGGTATGCCTCGACCAGCTTATCGGCCTTGGCCGCCGTCATGGTGCCGTCGCGGAAGGCCGCGCCGATGATCCGTTCCGCGCCGCCGCCGATATTGCGCGCATAGGCGCGTGGATCGCCGTTCAGCAAATAATTTCTATAATTGTCAACGGCTTGCTGTTGGCGCTGGGTCAGGCCGATCATATCACGCATCGCCCGCGCGGCGCTGACCGGCGTTCCCTCTGCGCCAGCCGCCATATCGGCCAAGCGCTCGCGGATATTCAGCTTCACATCATCGCTAATCGCGGTGACAAGCTGCGCGGCCTGCTCGCGCAACTGCTCGACCATGACCGGACTATTGCGGTCGAAATAGACGTTCAAGCGAGGAAATCCAGTAATTCCGTCAGATACTTGCTGGACGGTCGCGGTTCCGGCTTCGACCGCCGCATTCGATAGCTGGTCGAGCGTAGAGCCCATTTGCGCTTTCCATGAGTCGACTCCAAGCGCTTGGAAAATCAGATAGTCCGGAGCGCCTTGCTCGATAAGGCTGGCTAACTCGCTGATTTTGACGCTGGATTTCATCGTCGCCCATGCCGCGACAATCTCGCGCCGAATTTTGGTGTCGTATTTGTCGGCGATGGCAAGGATCGCATCGCCCTGCTGCTGCGGCGTGATGGCCTTTTCGATCTGCGCGGCGGCGGCGCGCTTCAAGATCGCCGCGAAACCGGGACGCGGCTGATGGCCGACAGCCGATTTGCGGACGACAACCGGGGCTGATCGCTTCATTGTTTGGCCTGCTGCTTATCCTCGTTCTGGGCCTTGGACGGCTTCTTTTCCGCCTGCTGATCTGGGTTTTGCGGTTGCTGCTCTGCCGGGTCATTGATGCGGTCGCCGGAGCCGGTGCCGACATCCCGCGCCGTGTCGAGCGAGGCTTCCGGCAAGCCGGAGATTTTCCGCAGATGATTTTCCAAACCGATGTCGGGGAACAACGGCATGCCCGCCGCCGCGACATCGCGGATAAAGTTGGCCAACTCGGTCAGGTCAAGTTCGTCAAGACCCTGCGCCTGCAGCAGCGGAGTCTCGGTCGTGTCATATCCGTTATAGCGCAGCAGATCGGGGATCGCCTTGCGGTTGAAGTTCTCGCAAATGATTTCGAGAATGGCCTTGAGCGCAATCATGAACATATTGGTCTTGGTGTCGCCCAAAGACCGCGCGCCGGTTTCATTATGGCCCAGCAGCAGGAAATCGCCCAGCACGACCATCGCAATGCGCGCGTCATAGTTCTTGAGAATGGCGGTCGTATCGAATTGACGCTGGCCGTTCGCCGATAGTAATTCCAGTTTGTATTGCAGCAGGTTCGTAATCGAGCCCTGAGCATCGACATAGGGATCGGACGGCATAACGACGCCTTCGGCGCTGTCCCGCTTGATCTTCTTGACCATATCGACCATCGCGGCATAGGTCGCTTTCTGCTGATCGTCGGCGGTCGCCTGCATGATTTCGCCCGGCACGGAAATAACCGGGAACCCGGCCAGATCGCGCTCGATACCGATGCACTCGACTTCCTCAATCTTTCTCTGGCGCAGATACGGAACAGCCGCGTTGCGTATGATCGACTTGCCATGCGGATTATTCTTGAAGGAACGAGTCCGGAACAGCATCGCTTTATCCATCGGGATATAGCGTTCGTATGGCTTCATGTCGCCGGTCGTGGCAATCTGGGTAATAACATGCTGATACATGCCCAGAACATTGCTTTCGCTGTCGAATTCCCAGCGATAAAGCGAGTCCTGCGAACACCCCTGAATTTTCTGCCATCCGATTTTATTGTCTTCGTACCGGCTGGACAGGAATGGGTTCGTCCGGTTGAACCCGCGCCGGGGCTTATAGCAAATCTCATGGAAGGCAAAGCCGTAGATAAGGAATGACAGGATTTCCGAAAGTGTGTCCTGCCAGCTAAATTGCATGTCATCGAGGCAGCTTGACACAAAATCCGCCGCTTCCATATCGCCGGGCCGGTCGGTAGGGGATTCGACCGTCCAACTCACCTGCCGAACCAGCATGAAAATGGCATAAAGAAACCCACCAATTACCGGATGATTGTCGGCCATCTCGGTCAGCAGGCGAACCCCGGCTTCGCCCTGCATTTCCTTGAGAAATTCTTCGTTGACGAAGCCGCTATATTGATTGAGTCCGCTATAACCGAACGATCCTTTGGGCGCTGAAACAGCCCCGGCGTTATAGCCCGGTACGGACTTTTTGCTGATCGCGGCGGCTTCCGGTTGTTTCTTGGCGGCCATAACCTTCCTCCTATTTCATCACGGTGACAGGCATGGGGGTGATGCGCTTGGCTGTATTAGGCATCAGGAATTTCATCGCCCAGACCATCGCATCGAGGCGGTCGGGGGATTTCTTGGCGAGGCCGGGAACGTAGGTCGTCATTTGGGATTCCAGTTTTCCAAGCGTCCCAACATTGTGGGCTTTCTTCTGCTCATATAACATGGAAATGGGTTCGGCGCGCGCAAATTTCCCGACGCTGGCATGGACGGTTTTGACCGGAACCGCCGCATCGGTGCGATTGAGCAGGTCAAGCACAAGATCGCCGCCGTTGTTGACTTCAGCGACCACAGCGTTCGCGCCGAACTCATGATAGGCGTCCATCACGGCCTGCGCCCATTCTGACGGTTTTGCCATCGTCGCCGTGCGGTCGGCCAGCACATAGCCATGATTATCTTCGCCGATGCCGGAAACGATAATGCCGGTTTCGTCCGATTCCGTCGTGGCCGTCATGGCCGGATCGACGCCGACGACGATGCGTTTCAGCTTGCACGGCACTTGCAGGACGCGGGTTTCGTCCAGCATCTTGAGCGTCCAGAGCGCGCCGGGCGTGTCGGCCAAGATTTCAGCGTGCAATTCCTGCCTGCCGAGGCGCGTTCCCTCGTATTTTTCCTGCATCTTTTCGATGAAACGCTGGGCCAGATTGGCCTTGTTCTCATAGGTGCTGCCCGTAACCAGCAGCACGCCGCGCGCGGGGTTCTGGCTTTCGGCGACCAGCTTGCGGATCGCTTCGGACGGAACGGGCGTCGTCGTGATAATCAGGTGCGGATACTGGCCGAGGCGCAGGCCGAAATCGATCTGTTCAAGCGCCTGATCCGGGTATTGCCACGATCCCAATTCGTCGGCCCAGACATAATGATGATTGGGGCCGCGCAGCTTGTCGTATTTCTCGGCGGAAAATCCCTTGATGATCGTTCCGTTGACCAGCCGCAATTCGAGATAGGTTCGGTTATAGTCGGCGATCAGAACTTCGGGGATAACGGACAGCAGGCCGGTCGGGCCTTCAAAGCAAACCGATCTGCATTCGCCGAATGTCGGGGCGACGACAGCGCCGCGCGTGCCGGGCTGCGTCCAAGCCCACCAGAACATTGTTTGCGCGCCCGTGACGGTTTTGCCGAAGCCGCGCCCGGCGCAGATGAACAGGACGTTCCAGTTATCGTTGACCGGGGGAAGCTGCTTGCGGCGGGCCGTCGATAGCCATTTTACGCGGGTTTCAAACGCCTTCGCCGCATAAATGTCGGCGCGCATCAATTCCGCGCGCACCTGTTCAGGATCGTATGGGATATGAGCCGCTAGGCTCATGTGTCGCCTTCGCGCTTCCGGGCAGCGTTTTCAAGGGCCAGCAGAGCGCCATCGATTGCGGTCATTTGGTGCTTCATTTCAATAGGCCCGTCGCCTGCGCCCGCGATCTGCTGGCGTTCGACATAGCCGCGATCCTTATGCTTCGACTTGAGATAGAAAATAATCCCCGTCATGTTGCGATCTTTGATCGCCAGCATAAGCTGGCTTTCAGCGAAGTCGCCGCCCTGCTGGTCAGCCTTGGCGCGCGCTTCGATCATCGACTTTTTCCAAACCGGGTCGGCATCAAGCCATTCATATGCGGTCGAATAGGCGATCCCCGCCGCCTTAAATGCCGCCGTAAAAGTGCCGCCGGTCGATTTTGCCAGAAAATCCAAGGCCAGTTTTTTCTTGGCCTCTAATTCCTCCGCGCTTATCGCGACTCCGTTCGTCATAGAAAACCCGTTCAGCGATTGTGCAGATCGCCATCGTAACAGAAAAGGCTTAACAATTACAGCGTTGTCGCGCCGTCCTGTCGATCAAGCGTATTGATAGACAATTTGTCGATCAGCCTTTAGCCCGGATCGCCTGACAGCGTATCGCCTGCGGCTTCGTCCATTTCTTCATAAGACGGATCGTTTTCATCTTCGCCCGGCTCTTGGCAGTTTTTGCCGCCGCAATGCGGGCATTCGGTGCCGTGCAGGTCGGACAACGGGCCGACCCATCGGATGCCGTATTTACCGCATCTGGCGCAGCGCATCGTCATTCTGACTTCTCCTTAGCCTCGGTGTTTTGCTTCTTGTCCTCGACCGGGAATGGTTTGCCATCCGCTTCAAGGATCGCCTGCTGCCCGGTGAATTGCTGCCAGCGCCGGACGGCCAGATCGACATAGGCCGGGGCTATTTCCATCGCGTAGCAATGCCGCCCGGATTTTTCCGCCGCGATGATCGTCGTGCCGCTGCCGGAAAACGGCTCATAGACGGCCTGCCCTTCGCTGCTGTTGTTCAGGATCGGGCGCAACATGCACTCGACCGGCTTTTGCGTGCTGTGGCCGGTTTCGCTTTTCCTCGGCTTGTCGATTTGCCAGAGCGTCGATTGCTTGCGGTCGCCCGCCCAATGCCCGGTTCCTTTTTGCCGGACGGCATACCAGCAAGGCTCGTGATGCGGATGGTAATGGCCGCGCCCGATCACGAACTGGCTCTTTGCCCAGATAATCTGCGCCCTAATATCAAACCCGGATTTTATCAGGCTTTCTGCGACAACGTGCGCTTTGTTTCCCGCATGCCAGACATACACGACTTCGCCCGGGAACAGCGCCCAAGTTTCCGTCCAGTCGGCTTTGGAGTCGTTTTCAACTTTACCGATTGCGCTTGCTCCGATTGACGTGCCGTCCGCGCGTTTCGCTTTATTACGCCAATCTGCATCATACTCGACGCCATAAGGCGGATCGGTGACCATGAGGTGCGGCTTAATGCCTTTTAGCAGCCGTTCGACGTCGGTTGCGTTCGTGCTGTCGCCGCAGGACAGCCGGTGATTTCCCAAAAGCCAAACATCGCCAGCGCGCGTGATAGTGTCGGCTTGAAGTTCAGGAACTTCGTCGTCGTCGGTTAATCCATCTGACGGCGCTGCCTGCGTGAAATCCCCTATCAGCGCTTCGGGAACGCCCCAATCGATCAATTCTTCCGGCTCAAAGTCGGCAGATAGAATCTCCATATCCCATTCCCCAAATTGCCCATTGTCACTAATCAGCGCTTCGCGGAATTCCTCCATCGTCAATTCGCGGCTTGGGACAAGGATTTTAACGTCTTTGAAGCCAAGTTCCCTAAGTGCTTTCAGGCGAGCATGTCCGCCGATAATCCCGCCGTCTGGCTGGCATATCATCCGCTGGTGATAGCCAAGCCGTTCGATTCGCTTCTTGAGGCGGTCAAATGCGTCCTTGGTGATGCGGCGCGGATTGCGCTCAAACGGCTTAAGCGAAGCGAGGGGAACCGTTTTTTCAGCCCACTCAATCATATTTGTATGTTTTGTTATATTATTCAATGACTTATCCATTATATTCCCCTCTGGTTGGTTTGGTTGCCGATTTTTAGCCGCTGGCTGGATTAAACGGCTCTCTTGTGCTTGGGGTGCCTTTTCATCCGTGAAACGCTTCCATGGCCGTGAAACAGGCCGTAGCGTTGGTTTTAAGCCGCCTCCCCATCCTGCAATTCGACCTGCATAAATCCGGCGATGGCGGACTCGTTGCGTCGTCGGGCGGTTTCCATCACCCAAAATTCGAGGTCAAGCAGGCCTGGGTTCGCCTTGGCCTGGGCAGCCATGCCGAAGGCGTCGGCGATGTAGTCGGCCCAATGCGCGGCGTCCCATTGCGGTTTCGGCGTGTCCTTCCAGTCGCGGCGTGATGGCGGCGGCGGATCGGCGGTCAGGGCTGGCGGCGTTCCTCCGGTCTGGCCGAAGTGGCGGCGCAGGCGCGCGTCGGCCTCGCGGATCGTTTTGACGATTTCCGGGGCGGATGGATACCAGCCTTCGCGCTGGCGCATCTCGCGGCATGCGGTGACAACCGCCCATTCCGACACGTCGCGCAAGTCTGCAGCAATTTCGCCGACTGCAATCCCGAAGGCTTCCGCTCCGCGCGTGTCGCGCCGATGGATCGCCAGACGGGTCAGGTGAAAAACCGTATTGCGCTGGGTCGTCGGGCGCAAAATGGTTTCCCGCAGCCGGTCTGACGCCAGATTGCCGCGCGGCGTGAAGGTTTCCCGGTCGCCGATCCGGTCGAATTCGTAACCGTAGATTTCGCCGTTCGCATCCTTGCGCGGGACGTTGCCGAAGATCGGCTCGCGGACGACATCGAATGACCGGGCGATGGCCTGATCGATTTTCTTGATGTCGGTCGGATCAAGCGGCGCGAGACGCGGCGCGAGCGCTGGCAGGTTCGTATCCGCCGCGATGGTCATGGTCTGGACGACGCCAGCGGCAATTTCGCTAATCGATTTCAAGGCTGCTCTCCCGGTTGAGTTGGTTCATAGCGATGTTCGCGGCGTCCCGCAGGTCGTCGGAATAGGTTCGTTTGCGGGCTGGCGCGGCGCGCGCAGGCGATGCGGCGGCGTCCGGCAACTCGAAAACCCCCTGCCACGAATTTTCGATGCTGCGTTCCAAAACCGCTACCGGGTCGTTGCCGCTGGCGCGGAATTTGTCGAGCCTTGAGACGATCAATTCCTTTGCCCGAACGGTCATGGGCTTGCGGATGCGCTGCCGCATCTCGACGAAGGCTTTCCAGACCTCGACCGGAATCCAATCCGGCAATTCAAACCCCCTCTGGGGGGTAGGGGGGTTAGAAGAAGATTTATCTTCTTCTATATCTTTACTCTTAACTCTAGCATCGCCAAGCATGCTTGAAGCATTGCTACAAGCATTGCTTGAAGCATCTATGTCTTTGTTTTTGCTCCACCTTATCTCAGCGCCTTTTTTTGCTCTTTCTGAGCGAAATTTCCCCGTTTGATCCTGTCGGTCAAGTTCAGCATCGCAATTTTCCTGAAAAAGCAGCCCGTTTTTCTCCTTAAAGAATGCTTTAAGCATGCTACAAGCATTGCTTGTCCATTGCTCAATCGAGATGCGGCAAATATCGGCTAAAGCGGCATCGGAAGCTGGCAGCGGGCGGCGGGTCGTCATATATTCGTCGATCAAACGACGATAGCAGCCGTCCTGATACGGCGTCAGCCCGCGCGTGGCGAGGCGATATTTTTCAGGATACCAATGGTAAAAGTCCATGAAGATTCCTTGCCTTCCTTGCCGCAAAAAGTGAGGGGCAACCCTTATCCGGCAAGGAATAGAGTGGGCTTTCGGCTGGCCTGCCTAGCCCCCGATTCATTTATGCTCTCTTGACGAAACTGGTGCAAGAAACGAATTGCGGCGGACGGCAGGATTCCCATCGTAAGGAACCCGGCAAAGCAATAAATCCGGGTTCGTGCGTCTGGACTTCATCCGGCCTTAGCGCTGTTGGACGCCGCCGCGCGCCCTCATGAGGGACGCACCAATGCCCGCCAGAATGATAGCACAGTTCGCTATTCCTCGCCATGCTTTAACCCGTCGATGATGCGCTGCAGCCGGGCATCGGCCTGAGCGGCCAGATGTTCGGCGACCGCCCGCTTGCGTTCCGACTCGACGAACGCATGGCTATGCACCAGCGCCGTTTTCTTCCAGAAGGCAACGGAGTCCGTCCGCCGCAGGTCTGCGATATGGGCGCGGTGATAGCCTATCAGCGCGACGATAAAGACCAGCAACAGGCCGACGACCAAGGCGAAGATACGCGCGTCGATCATGATTTTGCCAACGGTGTAATAAACATCTGGTCGCCATTCTGGGTGGCCTCAAAGCAAAATCCCATGCTGCCAGCCAGCATGATTTGGCGTGCTATATCGCTTCCGCGTTGTGATGCCTGCTCTGAAACGCAGATTTCCATTTTCTCCGGCGAAGCGATCATACTGCGGTGCCAGTCGTCCACGCGGCGCGACCAGATATTGCCATCCTGACCTTGATAGACGACCGTGGCGGGATAGCGCTCTTGTTCATCGCTGGCGTGATTGGCGATGCAGAGAACGGTATAAAGCCGACCAGACTTGTGCTGCCAAACGGTGCCTTGCTGCGGTGCTGCTAAAGTCATTTTCTTACCTCATTGAAATGCCCCATGAATGCCAGTTTATCCAAGGTGTAGGGCTTCACCTTTGGGGCCAAAGGAATCCATTGCAAGATCGATTTCGCTTTCTTGCTGGAATTACAGCGAATGCAAGCTGGCAATATATTGTCCGGCTCGGTCTGGCCGCCTGCGGAAACCGGAGTCACATGATCGAATGTCGTCGCCGGATTATCACAATAAGCGCATTCGCCCATAAATTCGTCATGAAGAAGGTCGCGCGCTTCTTGGGGCACAATGGAAATGCCGCGCTTTCTTAGATTTGCCCTGTTCTTTATTTTTTCCCGATGAATATTATTTGAAGCGTATCGCAATCGATCTTTTCTATTTGTCACATTTCGGCATTCACCTTGTTTTGTTATTTCTGCGGAATCATGCCAATCGCGACAACCGCTGCACCATTTTTTTCCGATAGCGGCCATCTTCTTCCGCTCTGCCATTCCCGGCCTGTCGGTATTTTTGCGGCGATATAGACGAATACGACGACCACCACGATCAACAACCGCCGTAATCTCTGGGAAATTAATCCCCGTTTTATCGCCCATGATCTTCCCCCGTTTAGGCTTTTTCCCAAAGAATTGCGTTGCGGCCATAAGGCGTTTGCTTGCGCTGGCCGCTGTCCTTGATCTTTCCCTGCGCCGCCAGATCGGACATGCGCGGCTGAACGCGGCTGTAGAGCAAGCCCAGCTTGTCCCGCATATCGTAGAACGTCATGGGTTCGGTCAGCGCGTTCAGAATCCTATCGTAGATTTCCGGAATCTTGGTGACGCGCGCCGCCGCCTCTTTGCTGGTTTCGCGCATGCGATAGCCGGGCGAGTTTGGGTATCTGTCGCGGAAAGAAAAAAGGTCTTCCATCATGCAGCCTCCTTCTTGCGCGCCCGCCAGTTTGTGCAGATGTCAATGACCAGCTTGCATTGCTCGACATCGAATAGGCCGATATGGCAATTCTGCGGAGCGATTCCCATCTGCCCGGCCAGCCATGCGTAACCGCTGCCGCGCGCATAAACCACTTTGTATTCCGGGCCGCGCTCGCGCCGCCGCCGTTCCAGCTTTGCTTTCCAGAGCGGATCGAAGGCGGCATGCGCTTTCACTTTCCATTGCCGCAATTCTGCGTTCGCCAGACGGCCAAGCGGTTTATCGGTTCCCTTGTGAACGCCGACCCATGCGCCGCAGGGATCGCAAATCCAGACCATGCCGTAGCTGACGCCGCGATAGAGCGGGGCGCTGTCGGCATATCGGGCAGGCTCGCCGCAATATGGGCAAATGACGCGCTGTTTCTTCTCTGCCATGGCTAAGCCTCCTGCCAGCAATCGTCGCAGCGCAGAACAGAACTTGAGCAATTATTGCAAGGCGGCATTCTGAGCGTATGGCAGTAGCATGCGCCATCGCCGCCGCGAACGAACTCCATATGGCCACGGCAGCCGCGCCGGTTGCAGCGCTCGCCTTCGCCCGTGCCGTGCCTTTTCAGCGCTCCATAAAACTGGCTCATGGCTTCACCAGATTGATGGTGATTCCATAAATCGCTTCGACCAGAGCAACCCGCAAGATCGAGTCGCGTGTATGCATAATCTTTACGTCTTCATAGACGGTATTCCAGATCGCATTACCGTCTTTGTCCCAGCCGACGAACTTCTCATATTGGAAATCGAGCGTGAAGTGCGCGACCTGCTTGCGGTTGCCGATGCGAACCGGGACGCCGTTCGGCAGAATGAATTTAAAATTCACCTGCCGCTTAAGGTTGCGAATATGCCCGGCGAATTGAAGCGCGACCAAATCGATATATCGCTTCATCTCCGTTTTCGATGCGAACAAAATTCCCTGATAGGTTCTTTCAACCTTCGGGCTGCGCTTGATCGGCTTATTGATCGTGTAGGAGCGGCGCTTTGCTACGACCATAAGCGCACCTGTCCGTTCGCCGTGGCCATGCGCTCGACAGCGACATCGAACCATTTCTTATCAAGCTCAGCGCCGATAAAATTCCGGCCCGACGATTCGCAGGCGACTCCGGTCGTGCCGCTGCCCATGAACGGGTCAAACACCCATTCACGCGGCTGCGTCGAATTCTCGATATAGTGCTGAAAAAGACTAACCGGCTTTTCCGTTGGATGCTTGGTTTCATCACGCTGCGGCACATAGATAAGCTGTTTCGCCGAAGGAAAATTTACGGTTTTAGCTTTTCCCTTCCAACCATAGACAGTGAACTCGCAATTCTTCATATACCAGCGATTCGCTGTCGCCGTGCGCTTATCCCAGACCAGGATATTGTGAATGCCAAACCCGGCCTCGACCATGGCATTCAGTAGGTCGCGCATATTCTTATCGTTCGCCATGACATAAATATCAGCGTCCGATTTCAGAACTTTATAGGCCTGCGGCAACCAATCAGAGAACTTTAGGTCGCATTTAATCACCGAGCCGTCATTACTATAATCCTTCATCCATCCGCCGCGCATGGGGCGATGATCGCCAGTATCTTCCGGCTTGCCACCGCTGGTCAGACGGTAGGGCGGGTCGG